TATTATATGTATATGTAAAATGTTTAGTGGTCCATAAATACAACGTGACAGAAGAACCAATCTGTCACAAGTTGAGATCCCTATAGCGAGTTCCCCGCCGCTCAGAATGTGTACATGTCCCCGGGATGTCATAAGGAACATGTTTTAATTATATAATTCCCTCCAGGTGCGCATTCGAGCCTTGTAACTCACACCTAAAGGACGTTTGCAGGCAGCGATCAAAAGAACGTCGCCTGTTTTGTCTACAATCGCAATAAGAGCCTTCCTCCTATCATTGTAAACTCTCTCTCCATGGTAAAACCATTCAATCATAGCACTTTCCAGGTTATCAGGAAGTAACGTATAAATGGACTGCGGTGACTTTGGTTTGTGGACCGACGCCAACCGTTTTAATATGGATAATTCATTCAGTGGACCAACTATGCCTATCTTCGACATTCGGAAGCTCCTTTTCAAGAACTCGACCTTCCAAATGTCATCGTAGCGGCGCATTGATCCCTTCTTATCGAAAGGAGTCATAACCAGTCCGTACTTGCCCAACGCTTTTGCGATGGACTGGTTGTTGTAAAAGAACGCCAACCAAGAAACGGCACCTATAAGATCGTCGCCATAAACATACAACGCGACAAGATCTCTAAAGCTATGTTTTACGCAACAAACGATGCCCCCAGGGTATATGGAGAAAAAAGCCACCCTCAGAAGCAACGAATTAATTATGCTGTTTAAAACACTGGTCAAATTGTGTCCCGAAACCGTGCCACCAAAAAACATGAGGATGTCGCCATTCAAGTCGACAACGGGCCACGCAATATCAGCGGCCATGCCTTCTAGAATACGTATGTCGTCTTCATGCCAACCAAAAAGTTTAGCTATGCGGATGAGAACAGAAAATGCAGTCAAAACCAATTGTGAACCAGTGTTCATATCGTAGCCTTTGTAATCAGCCGCGATGATCCGATTACCTTTCTTCATCAACCTATTAAACATATGATTCCACCTCCGACCATAAGGGACAACCCCCACGGAACATTCAAAGAAATCTGGATGGTCACAAATGTATTTGGCCAAAGGTAAAGCATGACCACGCACAACGAACTGGAAATGAACGGGAGCGCCATTGACTAACCTACATTTCTCCTTGGTAACCAATGTCGGTTCATTTTTGACGAAC